TCTTGAGTTCTTAATTCTGACTTGTTGATTTTGATTTCACCAACAGCATCATCATCTAAGATCAATTTTCTCTTTTTTGGATTTTCCTGCTCGTAGAGTTTGAGTCCCGCCAAAATTTCCATAACCTTATGAATTACGGTTCCTTTGTTTGCGGCTTTCCCAGATCCTCCATGAATCCCAAGATTGTAAGATATGAAATATTGCATTTCGCACATATCATATCCGTTCATGCTCGAACTTCTAAAGTAATTAGCATACATTAAATATTTTTTCCCTCTTTAGCTGGATTGATTTTCATTGTGGCAGAACTTCTTTTCTGTACCAAGTCTTTTATAGCTATAAAAAAATCCCCTTTTGGGACAAAGGTCTGAATCCATCCCCAATCCTTGAGGATTTTAACAGCTTCATCGCACATCTCTCTAATGTTCATATCCTGATTATCAATCACAGCATCGCATTTTTCAAGATCGAATGAATTTTCGGACTTGTGTTTATCGTCAAATGGATTTCTAGTTAGACCAATTATTTTGCCATTATTTTCTTGTACGGCATCTATTTCATTATTGAAACGACAGTCAGAAATAACAGCAACTCCAGAATTCTCTGTAAGGATATCCTTCATGCAACGATTGACCCATATCGACTCATACATTTTCCTCATAATATCGCTACCGAAGAATTGTAGAAATTCGCGAATGGTCATTGGTCCGGGTTCGTGATACGACAAACACTCATCTAAAAGCATACCGCTCGTTTCCTGTACAGCACGATCATTGTAGACATTATCAGTACATACTCCCGGCATGTTTTCCCAACGAAGATGCTCCATTACTGTTTTTTTGTCTTTATCAGTACCATATACAAGATTGCGAGGACACTCAAATAAATCGATAGCGATTTCTTTTAGTGACTCAGCAAAGCTATAATTCTTAATAAAAGGCCACATTGAATCAGCAGCCCATCTTGCAAAACGGAAATCATTAGTTTGATCAACCGTTAACTTTACTGTTGCAAGCTGTTCCTTACCATCAATTATAGTTGGTAGACCTTCTACAATCAACTCCCCCTCTTCGTCAATTGCGAAGTTTGTAATAATACCATTCCACTGTAATTGTAAACCATGCAGAAAATTAGAGAGGGTATTTTTACCCGCTTGTTTTTTTCCTGCAATACCTAAAATTTTCTGTTCCATTATTTTTCCTCTTTTAATAACATTGCTTCTTTGAACGTCTTGGGGAGTTTATCTAATATATGCTCCTGAAACTCCTCTTTTGTTAGATCGGCTACATCTGCCTTCTCTTCTTGTGTTTTATAAAATCTCTGAATGTCTCTCATCAGTGACTTCGGAATAACTGGTCGATGGATATTGTATCTCCTGCCACATTTCTTGGCGATTTTTTCTGCTGCCTTTTCTCCAGCATCATCAAAATCTGTGAGTATGACCATATTTTGAATCATGGTTTTCTCCAAGACCAATAGTTGACTTTCAGAGAGGTCACACCCCATCAGCCCAATGCAATTTTCAGCACCGGATTCGTAACAACGCCAAACATCGCCTTGTCCTTCAACTACGAACACAGTCATTATAGTCTCAATTAGCGACTTTGATTGATTAAATCCATAAAAAAGTGAAGAAAAGACACCTTTTGAGGTAGAATTCTTCCATTTCGGGTATTCATTATTCTCATAAATCTTTCTTCCAGTGCAGCCAGCATATCTTCCGTCTTCGGTGTAAACTGGAACCACTGCCCTAAAAGCCATTGGCTTATCCTTGTCCATACAGTCGCCAACATCAAATTTATATAGAGTTTCAGGTTCATAGTATGTCCGTCTCTTTAATATATTTGGATTGGTGAGTTTTCCAGTGTAATACTGAGATGGAATATCCAGCTTATTGATAATCGTTTCTCTTGAAATATTTGGTAATTCCAGTTCCTTATTTTTCTTTTCAAAAACATCAAAAAGGTTAGATTTGTTATTATTGTACTTTTTCGAAGACACGGAAAAATCTATATCTCCAACCAAACTTTTTGCACAGTTGATCACCTGTGGAAAAGCGATTTCTTCATCATTCAGGCAACTTAATATCCCTTGAATAAATCCGAAAATATTATTGCCGTAGTCGTCATGACATCCACGAGTCCAACATACCCAATTCCCCTTAGCGGAATCTCCATCGGTAAAAATACACGCTCCAGTTGGATTATCTCCATTATGGACCGGACAGGGAAACACTAGTCTGTTGTGTTCCTCAGTGTATTCTATATGGAATTTATCTAGAATCTTCTTAGGATCTTCATTAAGAGATTCAGCTATCTTGAATATCTGTTCCTGAGCTATCATTCTCAAATCCCTCGGAGTTCTTTAAGTAAAAATCTCTTGTTTCCAACTCTTTTACAGTAGCAATATTAAACTTGTAATTGAAGTTTATGTAATCGCTTCCTTCTAGTCCAGCACCGTGTCTAGCGACAATGGGAACCAATTTCCTATTTCCTCTATCGGGACCATCATTCGCTACTTCTTCCTCACTCTTTTCCTTTAATATACTGAAACTGGTACAAGTTTTGAGAATACCATCGCTTCCAGCAACAACATCTGTAGATTCTCTTGTAATACCATCTCTATTCAATTGAATAAAAGATACGATTGGAACATCATATTTAACAGCAAAGTTGTGAAGGTCCATCATACTAAAGGCTAGTAACTGGTATTCCTTCATGCTATCATTGATTTCGCCATGATCGGTTACTTTGAAATAGTCATATATGATTACACAATCATTAACTCGACCTGTTTCATCGAATCCAACATCACGATAAATAAAGTTTCTAATGATACCTAGAATTGTGGCAAACTTTGTTCCAGAAACGTTAACGTATTTGTAGTTCATTTCTTTGAATTTTTTAGCTGCCTCTCTGACTCTTCTTGTTTCTTCTGGGTCTTTAATATACTTTCCGGTTGATATCTTCTCAATATCTACACCGCTAAGACAAGAAATCATTCTGTCATTATGATCATCTTTCCCCATCTCAGTATCGACGATAAGAGTAGGAATGTCGCGAGAAGCTATATTCATGCATAGAGCATCAGCAGTAAAACTTTTACCGACCTTCATTCTCGCTCCGATAAGATCAACACATTTCCTTCTGAGTCCACCACCAATTGCCTTATCAAACCACTTCCATCCGGTGGAGATACCAATCATATCTACCGGATTAGCTTCTTTTTCGGCAAGGTATTCATCGATACTATCTGCGGGACGGATAGCCTTATTATCAGATTCTTTATATATTTGCGAAGTAAAATCAAGAACTGGAGTCTCAATCAAATTAATGATATCGAGAATTGGCTCGCTACCGCTAACGTCAGATAAAGCCTGCTTAATTCTATCTGCTAAAACAGCACCCTTATTCGCAAAGAGTAGCTTTGTTAGTTTAGATGCTTGAACTTCTGCATTTGCACGAGTGATTGGCATAGAAAAAAGAGATCGGATAAAACCAATCTCTTCATCATTTGCAATCTCTTCATAAAAGCCAAGTTCTGTTGCAGTAGATAATATAGACGTTAAATCAATCTCTTCTGAATTTTGAAAAATCTTATCAAAACATTTGAATAGCCTTTGGTTATTAACGTCATAAAAGGCTTGTGGTTCTATATAATCTATCTCATAGAAGAAATCTACCCCGTACTGGCATAGTCCAGCCAATACTGCATTTTCTGCTGCTGTGTTTTTCAACTCTGTCATTTTCACCCCAAACAATCATTACACTTCGTTCCGTAATCTTCACCAATATAAAGTTCCTGAGGAATCTCAAAAGGACTTCCACAATCGGTACATTTTACTCTAATATTTTTTGCCTTCGGTTTTTTAATCGGCTTGCTTTCAGCTTTATGCTTTTGATGATCCTCGTCCCTTCCTATAGAATTATAGTCTTTAGGATTGAACATATTTGGTCTATTTTCAGAAATTACCGATCTTGATTCCCTTGTTCTGATGGGGTCGTTGAAATCATTTGCGTAATAATCGGTATCGACTTCATCAGTTTCGACTCTCATTTCATGATAGACTTTTTTATCAACAAGAAGATCTTCCAGAATTGATAATAGGTCATCATCCGGTTCTCCACCATCTTCAGGAATTAGCTTAAAAATCTTATTGCAGATTTTGCTAGCCTGTTCTCTTGACTCTTCCGGCACTAGCGAGATTCCGATATCAATGAATTCATTATCGCCTAGTTTACACCCTTTTTTTATCAAATTAAGTATCTTCTCTTTCATGATTTATTTCTTCCTATTTGTTCTAATGTATTTGCCATTTTCTCTATCGGATAAATTGTTTTCTCAATACTTTTTACCCTACTCAAAGAATTTGTCTTGAGCTTGAAAATTTCCTTAGCAAGTGGATTTTCTTTAACCGCAGAATAAAACTTCTGCTCCCATTTAGTATATCCATCGCCATAGTCATTAATTTTATCACTAACTATGTAGTAGATGCTCTCGTTTGCCCAATCCAAAATAGACTGCTCTTTCCCTAGTATACCATAGAGATATTGAACGTACCTATGGAGAAAATATGCGGCATAATTAACTTCGTTAGAGTTCATGCTACGAATTTTATCGTAAGGCATATTCATGTATCTCTTAACTTCGTCTTTATTTTTATCGTTGAAGTCACAGTTGTATACATTGTTTAGGTCTTTCCACTCTTGTATCTTTAAGAGGAATTCCTTGACCGTTTCGTTGTCAGTATAGTCTTCATATTTAATGTTCGGATCTATTATCAAAATTTTCCTCTCCAATCTTCCTCATCTTCATTGTAGGCAAACTCAATAAAGGTTATTCCATTATTTTCGCACCATTCCTTTTTTTTCTTATCTCTAGCCTGTGCTAAAAGAAAATCCTTTTTGGAATCGAAGAAATGAGAATTAAATTTGAAATGTTGTTCCCCATGTGCTTCTACTACAATTCTCTCTACCGGCAAAAAGAAGTCTGCCGTTAAGCATTTTATTCTACCAGTTTTTGATCCGGGTAAAGTAACCTCTTGGAGAATATTTGAGTACGGAAAAATTTCCCTTAAAAAGTCGTAAGCTTTTTCATGTAACTTGGACCTCTTTGAAACTGAGGATTGCTTGCTTGATGGAGTAAAAGAATATTCACGACCGTCAAATCCTACAACCTTCATACTAATTCCTTAATTTGAGATTTTATGTTCTCTATGTAGTCTGGGTTTTCATCAATCCAGTCGAGAAAATTGGAGAGACCTTGAATCTTCTCCCCTTCTTCGCCAAATGGTTTGTACCAACTCCCAGAAATATCTATTATACCAAAATCTGCGGCAATGTCAATAGCTTCTTTGGTTTCATCCATTCCAATTCCATATCTCAGCCAACTATCAGTCTTTTTAATGGTAGATGCCATTGATGACTTATCTATTGACCAGTGAATTTGTTGTCCGATATGGTCTGGATCTGAATCGCTCTTTTTCCATCTGGTAATATAATCTGCCTTGAGAATAGTATCGGCAGCGTACCTGATCTTTTTACCGCAATCTGGTATCTTCCTACCTCTACCATTTGGACTGGTATCGGTAATCAAGTGGGTAATAATAATCAATGTGATATTGTTATCTGGAATTATTTGACAAAACTTCTTGCACCATAAAGCCAGTAATCGCGGAAGAGAATTTCGAGTTGCCTTAATATCCTCATCCAACTCCCCTTGAGGAATAAGCGTTGAACTGGAATCCAAGATTACCATAGCCCCCTTATTGGCAGGATCACCCATAATTGATATACTGGAATCCAAAAAAACTTCTGCTGGAATAATTTTGCCTTCAGGATCTTTTTGAATAACCTTTAGCTTGTCTGGGATAAGACCCTTGATTCCCGAAAAATGCTTCTCATCAAGTCTAGCTTCCGAATTAAAGTAAAATACTGGTCTACCAGTAGTTCCATCGGACTGAATAAAAGTTTCATCATTCTGATGCTTCGCTGCCATGTGTAAAGCGAGGGTCGTCTTTCCGCATCCCTCATCTCCACTAATAATAGTAACGGTTCCTTCTTTTATTCCACCTCCAAGTGCCATATCTAACGATGGAGTGATACTAAGTAACTTATGATTTCTTCTCGTCTCTAATACGTCTAGTCCAGAATAAATTATCTTACCATATTCCTTTTTATACTTATCATCCAACACCTTCAAGTAAGCAGGTAGTGGTATACTCTTTGACTTCTTTTTCGCCATTTATTTTAGCCTCGAAAAAACTGATTTATTTTTCCTCTTTACGTTGCTAGCGTCTGTCTCTGCCTCTTTTGGTTTTTCAACCTTTTCTAAACTCTTTTTTTCTTGCTCAATCTCTTTATCGACAAACCACTTATGCTTTTTCAATTTATCAGGAAGAGTCTTAATCCCTAAAGACGGAATCCATTTGTTCTTCTTAATATAGGATATTACAGTTCTCTCGCCAAACTTTTTTATTAAACGATTAGCACAAACGACTTGCCAACTATAGGTTTTTTTCCACTTTTTTGTGTTCCAAAACTTATGAGCAAGTGACCCCTCGTTATTCTTTTCTGCCATCCTAAAGCACATAGTTTCAGCCAGCCATTGTGCTGCGGTACAGTATTCTCCAGACGAGGGGGATTTATATTTAGATTTTTCAGATCGCTCTTTAGCCATTAAGGAGTTCTTTCACTTTCTCTTTCTTTTTGCTTCCAACTTTGAAAAGCATTTCACTAACGTTTTCCTCAGTAGGAATCCTTTTCTGCTCGAAATCTTCAAATTGATTATGGGGCCAAGAATATTTGACAACATCTATCTCATTTCCTTCTTCGTTCAAAACCCCTACTAATAGGTTTTGGAAAGCTTGAGAATGTCCAGTTTCCATATCTTGACTTCTTGAAAATCCTCTCTTTACAAATATTCCGTCTGCCCCATCTGGATCTTCAAATAAAACATCCTCAGGAGCACCCATGCAAATCACTTGAACCTTTGTAACTGATAGATTTTTTTCGTTACAATATTCTCTCAAGCGATTCCAAGGCTTTTTATCCTCAGGTTCTTCTCCATTAACATTATACCTATCAGGATCTCCCCAAACAATTGTTCCATCAGTAAGAGTTATCTTCCAAGTCATCTTTGTACTTCTGATTAACTCTCTGATATACTCGTCCTTTTCGACACATACGTTCATTGATCTTTCCTTATTTTTTGTACGTTAGCAGCATATTTTCCCATTTTAGGTTTAGAAGATCTTTTCTTATTAATCTCATCGGTGTACTGCGATGCCATAGGAGTTCCAACAGTCGCTCCCTTCTGAGAAGGATAAATCTGTTGCATATGATCTCTTTTGATCTTTTCCATTTCTTGATTTACCTGCGAAACTTCTTCAACTTCATCCTCAGAAGAAACTACAAGTCCAAGATCTTTGAGTTCTTGATAATACTTAAGTAGGATATCTTCTGTACGATCCATATCCTCTGCCAACGCTGAAGCCTGATCTTCGAAATCTTCGGAAGATTTAACAGTGTCTAATACCTGCTGTTTCTCTTCAATTGATAATGCACCTCTTTTAGCCATATTCATCTCCTCTGGTTAATATCTTCTCTTTTTGCTTTAATTAAATAGATATCTTTTCTTGTTTTAAGATATTCAAAATACAAATCAAACACTTCCTTATCTACCTTTTTGTAAGGATATAGTTGAATTGTTGACTTGGTAATTTGTCTGACCCCGTAGGGATCATAGATATCTCCTTCACTTTTTCTCAAATAAAATGTATACTTTTCTTCTCCATCCTTTTTAACTGCTGACAATTTAGCTACAGCAGTAAAATCGTCATCAACGATCTCTCTGTTTTTATTATAGTAAAAAACGGCAGACTCTTCATCAGGACGGAAAGATTTTGCCTTTTCTGACACAGATTCACTCATTTAGTTTCTCCAATTTTTCTTTTAGGTTCTCAATACACTTTTTCTGGTTGAATCCCTCAACTTTCATGGAAGCTTTTGTTGTGATTCCATGTTCCCTCATCTCGTCCATTGTCATTATAGTAGGATGAAGAGATCCATCAGAAAGTTTTTGGTGTATTTTGATGTCAAACGTAATAATTGCACAATGCGGTGCGGTTGTATCTGTCATTTTCGTACTCCTTAGTACACATTTAAAATAGGTTTAGCAAGTAAAAAAGGGGGAATTTTAGAAATCACCCATAAAATCGTACCTCATATCCCAAGAAACGCAACATTTTGTGCATGTAAGTACTTGATAGGGTGTTCCTCCTAATTTTATTCCTTTATCTGCTGTAATACGCTTTGTATCGTTACAATGGGGGCAAATAGGTAGTTGAGTAGATAAACAACTAGGAGGGAGATTAAGGTAATTTTCCTTCATGGATATACGTTTCCTTCTGTTTTGGGGTAAGGCTTGCTAATTTATATTGATGCCTCATTTCCTCTCTCGCTTGATTCTTAGCGGCACTTCCATCAGCAATCATTCTATCTTCTTTTTCATATCTACCCATTTTTTTCGTATTAGCGTCTGCAAGAGCACCGATAGTCGATGGATCTCCCTTTACTGAATTAGCAGATAAAAGCAACGTCGCTTTTTTGTTACATTCAGGACACTTGACTTTATTTCTCTCATTTATTTTGGCGAGTTCTTCAAAGTCTCCACAATTCTCGCATCTGTAATCATAAAAAGGCATCAGGATATTTCTCCATTACAACTTTATCTTCAATATTCATTACAATCTCCACAAAAAAAACCCGCCCTTAGAAAGAACGGGTTCGTATACATTATAGTCGGCTCGTAAACCTTTTTCAAAGAAAATCGATAATTTTCCCCACAATACCGCTTCTCACAATATCTTCCCTTGTTAATTCAACGTGAGAGACGCCCTCTACGTGATTTATTCTACCGATAGCCTTCTCAAGACCACTGTCTTCTTTTATTAAATCAACTTGGGTAGTGTCGCCACTCAAAACAGCAACTGAGTTCATCCCGATCCTAGTCAAGAAGTTTTTGATCTGACCATATTCTGCATTTTGTGCTTCATCTAGAATCATGAAAGTATTATGATAGTTTCGGCCTCTCATTGTTTCAAGTGGACATATCTTAATAATTCCTCGATCTTGAAAATCCCTTAATTGATTAAACGTTAGATACAATCCAAGTTCTTCTAAAATAGGTTCAAGATAAGGGTGAATTTTTTGCTTTTCGTCTCCGGGTAAAAAACCAAGTTTTCTACCACACTCCACAATCGGTCTCGTGATAAGTATCCTTGATATATTTATTTCAGGATCTAAAAGATATTCACATGCGGTTCCTGCGGATATCGTTGTCTTTCCGGTTCCTGCTGGTCCAGTACAAAACACAATTTCTGAACTATCGATAGCATCTATAAAATCTTCCTGCCCTTTTGTTTTTGCTGTTACTTTTCCTCTACTTGGTTTTTCGTCTGACTTTCTATACTTCTTATTTTTACGATTTGTCATTAATATGTACCACTTTGGATTAAATTGAGAACTGAAGAATTTACATAAGGAACAAAATCATGTCTCCTATTTGAGAACGTCATTGAAAACTCCGATCTTCCATCAGGAGCAGTAGCTAGGGGTGTTGTGTAAGATGATATAAAATTCTTACTCCCAAAATCCCAGACATAATAATCGGTTCCTAATAATCCAACGATTTTAAGTTGATAATCAGGAGAGGGGTAAGTTGAGAAGTTTTCATCAGAAACAGCCTTGGTAAAATCTGATTGTCTAGCTATTCCGGTAATAGCACATTCCACTGTAGTATTAGAAACAAAACGCCACTTGTTCTGTTCAGAAGCGGTAACAGATCCTCTAGGTCTCCCTTGATCGCTTAGTTCTCCATAATCAATTGATAAAGCCATTTCAATAGAAGTTAAGGCGTACTTTCCATGCTCGCTATCTCTTCCGTTAGTATCGTTCCAGCTATTGTCGAAAATAGAGGTAAGAATAGTTGGAAAAACACAGGAACCAATCTCAATGTTGTGTGACCTAAGTGGGTTTAAGGTCTCTGGAAAACTAGGGAGAGATAACGCCCCTAAAGAACTATCACTCGTTACGGTTTGATTTCTGGTCGTAAGGTTGACAGTCTCGTTTATTATTCCTCTATCGCTAATTGAATAAGAAATTCCAGTCAATAGACAGTACTCAAAAGTATCGAGTGAAACGTAATTCGAAGCGTTTGCTCCCAAGTACGCATCATCATCACTCCCCCATATGACCTGAACTTTGTATTCTTTGAGAGAATCCCAACCACTCATCCCAATATTTGAATTAGCAAGTAAAAAAGTAGAGGCATAATTTGTTAGGCTTGCTGGCTGATAGAAAAATTGAGCGATATCACCAATAACTCTTGTGATTGTAATATCTATATTATTATTGGGAGATATAAATACATTACTGGATTGAATTCTCCCTGTATCATTCGGTGAAGAATTCTCAATTGATGTTGGCCTTTCTACGCTCTGTACGCCAGATAGCCAAGTATCATCTATTAAAACACCTAAAGCGTTATATCTTTGTATTGTATTTACCATTATGTATATATAACCTCGCAACTACCACCTGCACAGGCACTCTCACCTTTGTAGTTGGTAGAATCTTCTTCTTCAATAACCTCTGTATAGTCAACGCTTTTATATTCACGTTTCAACTCTGTCCACATTTTATAGTTGTAAACATCTTTCATCGCATAGGTCAATTTCTTAACATCATCGTCAAAATAGTTTCTAGCATATCTTTCACAACGCTCTTTCCATTCTCTTTTTGCTTCTCCCCTAATTTGCTTTCCTATGCCTAGCAAGTCGTCACACGCTTGCCATAGGTTATCTTCCCACAACTCTAAAGCTTTATCAATTAATCCGCTCACAAACATGATTCCATCCCCGTAATAAGCCACCTGTTCTGAGGGGAGATAGATTGTAGTAAATGGAGCTTGTGGATAATCCTTATCTCCAGTTGAGGCTAGGAGACTGATACCACAAAAGTAATCTCTGTTTTTATAAATGAAATCGGAAACCTCATCCCACTCTTCAGGTTTAACGTTGATAGTATTAGAAACATTATGTCTGAGATATGGCTTTACGCAAAGGTCTTCATTCGTTCCAGCAATCACCCAATTCTTTTGAGTTGATTTTACTATATTAAGTAGGTCGATAGCACTGATTTGGTTCTTCGTCTTGGAACCATCTGGCACTTCTACACAGAAATTAATCTGATCTGATCGACCATTTCCCCAAACACTTTCTTCACAGGCAATAGGGTTTTTACTTTTAAAATGCTGGTAAATAGGTTCGTTTTTGTTGGCTTGAATCCTACGGATATACCTCTTCGCATGATGAGGATGGATACCAGAAGATGTTCCAAGCATACAACTTGTTGACCCCTCTGGTTTAATACAGGTCAGTCTTGCTGCTCTATTAACACCAATCAGTTCTGCAACCTCTGCATTAACATCTTTAGCATACTTAGCTAGCTTTCGTTGAACCTTTTCATCTAAACATATCTCCGACTTCTCCATTATTCCTGTCATAGATAAGCCAAGCAGTGCTTCACGCCTAAAAATTCTTTCACTTGCTTCGGTGAAATACGAGAAATCTGTAAAGCCAGCCTGAAGAGTTCCTATAATAGTAACAGCTTTTATAGCTTGTTTTAAATCTTCTTCATCTTTGATTTTTGATGTGTTTACTGTGGATAGGTTACATCCTTGCCAGCCAGATTGTCCAGTCTCCTCATCAACTGGATACATCCCAATTTCCACACAAGGGTTAAATCCAATTTCTGTAGAATCTGCCCACACAAATCCCGGCTCTCCGTATTGTTTAACTGATTCGATAAATTTCAGGAACTCTTCTTTAGAGGTTTCGCCTCTTAGTAACAACGCTGAGTTGTTCGATCTTCCTCTTTGTGGATTTTCAGCCAACCAGTTACCAGTTTTTGCATTCATCATCTCTTCATCATCTTTAGAGAAGATAGCAATAGTTGCCGATCTTCTAACTCCACCAGCAAGAACAGCGTCTGCTGAATGCATTACGATATCGTAAACTTCTATAGGCTTAAGTTTTTTAAGTTTCTTCGAAGCGAACTGAGATTCTTCAAGTGCCTTATCCAAAATAGCTCGAATTTTTCGATGAGCTTCTTTTAATGGGTCTGGTCCCGGTGCTTTTCCTCCACTGGATATTGGACTATTTTCTGGTCGAATATTGGTATAATCAAAGGATACGTTTTTGCCACAATATTCTTTCCAAAGTTCAGAGTCACGAAAGTAGCTACATACCAATACGCCAATTGAATCGGCCCATCCTTCAATGGAGTCTTCGATAACAAAGGTTTTCTTACCAGATTTTGATGAGATAAGTGTAGGTAATTTTTCTACGTGATGTTTCTGAACAGAAAACCCTACGCCACATCCACACAATAAAGCATACATGCATTCTTGAAAAAATCTAGGGCGATCAACAAATGAGGTTAGGCAATTGTATATTCTAAGGTTTTTCTTGAGAGTTGGCTCACCACCGAATTGCAAGGCTCTCTGTGATCCTAGAACCTTCTTTTTACGCATCATATCGTAAGCAAAATCAATATATTCTAAAAGAAGAGGGTTTGACTCGATATCTTCTTTATATTTCTCAAGCATCATTCCCTTGACTCTATCAACACTTTCGCCCCAAACTTCTCTTCTTTTCTTTTCGGGAATCCATTTCGCGTACTTTGCAGAATATGTATAATCCCTCATCGCTTTTAATGACATTGTTTACCTCGTTGTTATTATCTTCGTCTGTACATACATTTTAGTAAAGTAGGTAATTATACACAAAAAAAACTCGTTTCAGAAAGAAAAAAGCAAATAAAAAAGGCCGCTCACGGTGAGCGACCTTCGTATGCGTTTACACGCTTTATTTATCTATAGTTATCTTGAATCCTTTTTTACAGGAAACGGTAATCTGTTTATCGTTTTCAACAAAATCAAATTGATCTATTATGCTTTTGATAATTTCCGCTTCCTTTTCATCAACTCCAAAATAACTAAGAACCGTCTTAATTATCGAGTTTGTTATACCCATCTTTAGGCTCCGTGACTTTAGGTTTAGCTTCAGCACGAGATACAGGAGCGTCCACTTTAGCCATTTCGCAAACTTTAACAATATCTTCATAGGTCACATTAGAGTCACTAGAGATGTAACGTGCTCCTCCTCTTTTGCTATCGGCCCACGCTTTAACTTTGTCAACAACGTTCATTATTATTCACCCTCGCTATTATCTTTTAACCATCTTTGAACAGCTTCAAGAAAGGCGATTGCTAGTGGTCCGACAACTCCCCAGCTAACGTCCTGTAACATTCCAGTCGCTACAGCAACAGCGGAAACGATACCGGCAATTGCGGCAGTTCTCAAAACCTTTAGTACGTCTTTTTTATTGATAGTCCCGAAAGGCGAATCTGATGCACCAAAACTACCAACCAAGATTTTCCAAATATTATTTATCATTATTTGCCTCTTCTTTTAGTTTGTTTATATCTCTCTCAAGAGTATAGAGTCTCTTTTCCGTTTCTAGCTTCCAAGTCTCCCAATCTTTAGACGCAAAGTTCCAAGGGGAATTTTCTATGATGATACTCTTAATATCCTCTTTCCCCAACACTTTTCTGTCCAAAGCATTGACAGCGGCTAAAACTTCTGAGGGTTTAGTAATTTCAAGTTCTTTTCTAACTTCTGCCATTTGTACTTGAGTATTTTGCAGTGTTGATGCTACCCAAACTAAAACGGCAGTTACTATACCCATTAAGCCTCTACCAAACCAAAGTTCAACCTTAGAGACTTGGACGATTTGTTGATCAATCATCTTTACCTCCGGTTATTATTATATTCCAGTAATTTCAGCGTAGTCGTAGTTGTTACCAGAAGTAGCAACAGCGTAGTCTACGAAGTCTACCAAGAATACAAGTTCACCCGGAATTGCTCTAGTTGGAATAGCTCCATCTGCTGGCTTATCAGTCGCATTACCATCGACAAGATCCCACATAAATGTAGTACTTAGTGTAGATGGAGTTCCTGCTGCTGTAAGAGCAGCATTTAGCCAGTTACTACGTGAAGCAATAACAGCACCGTTCTTGTCACGACCAGTATAGCTAAATCTATGTGCTCTCCAAGCGGTTAGCAACTTAGCTCCAAAGTCGTGCTGAAACTCGTTAATAGAACGCACGTGATTATCTGCACCCATGAACAACAGAGTATTGTCAGATACTCCAGAAATTGATGTGCTACCACGTGAGAATAGATATGTCTCTGATCCTAGAGTAGACGCATTATAAGCAAACGTACCAGCCGTAAGAGGCTTGTGAGTCTTATAAATGTGTGTGCCAGAATCGAACTCTTGTGGAAGAGTTTTAATGTCTTTATCGTCTGCAAGTGCATCGATAATCAAAAAACTTTTTGTCAAACTTCCAGCACCTGCTGGAGAGTTCATAATAGTACCACCGTAAGTTTGCTTAGTAAAACTTCCACCTGAAGTGTTGTTTACGTGACTATTATTTGATGGTGTAGTCATAGGACTTTCCTCCAATAAATAATTTCTATTTTTTCCGTTGTTTCCTAATAAAAAAGTCCTACTTTCCTACTCTATTATACACATTTAGCATTAAAAACACTAATTTTTTAGTTTTTCTATGCAATTATCGTACTTTTTCATAATTTTATAGAGTGTCGTATTGTGTTTCTTGGAAAGTTCCGTAAAGGTTTTTCCATTGACGACACGATCAAAAACAAGCTCTTTCTCGCTACTTTTTAGTCCGTCAAGAATCTCGTTAATGCTTGGATTATTAGATCTATAATCCATAAAAACATCATCGTTTACGCTTCTTTTTTTGCCCTCACTTTTTGTTTTCTCGCATAGCTTTCTAAGGTTATTGTTGAGAGAGTTATACAGATAGGTACTGACTTTACCTCTTTTCCCATTGTGTAATCTCCAAACTCTAAATAGAGTATATCCGATCTCAGATTCAAGATCCTGAGGATCTAGGTATCTGCTATATTTTTCGCTAGCTCTATAAACCATAGCTTTTATTTGTTCGTCATTACGCATTTCCTCAAAACTAGAAAAATTCTCAAGATTCGACATACTTTGTAACCTCATCTATTACCCTTTCTTTAACTTTTTTAGTATCAAACAGTTTACCAAAACCAATGAAAAACGAGTAGTTACCTAAAATATCTAACCCCTCTACCCCCTCTATATTACTTACGATATCCAAAAACTCTCCGGTTCCTATATCAAAATCAGTATAGCAAACAAAACAATCCCAACGTTTCGAAGGTCTCATCGGGTCGTCTTTATGATATGGGCCAACTGGAGTAAAAACAACACTCTTTGCGTCTAAGTCTATTATTTTATCAAACGAGATTTCATTATCGTTTTCTATTTCGCTCAATGCCTGATGTTCAAGTTCGGCATTCCAGCTTTTCCAAACTAATTTCATTGAAGATATTCTCCTCTCCTTACGGCATCAATCGGAGTAATGATTCTCTTCCTTTTATTGTAGGCTTCCGTAACTAGGCTTTTTATTAGCGTCTCTGCTCCACTAATATTATTACTATCATAATAACTGCTCGACTCTTCAATTAAAGTATCCACAGTCTTTTCGTCATATATGCCAATTATCAATGAGGCGGCGTCTAAAGGATCTCTCGTGTTTTTTATTTCACAAGAAATGGTTCCACATTCATGCAGCCTAAAACTTAATGTAGGTAGGTTTTCTATTGCTTCATCCATTACTGATCACCCAAGCTACAGCTTTAGAGATTTCACTCAATTCGTCTATCTCTTCCTTTTTTAAGATTTTGTAGTTACCGTCAGGAGAAATGGCAATTTTGAAGAGGTTTTTTATTGACTCAGTAAACCCTTCATACCTTTTCTCAAAAGAAACTAAACTTCCATATTCGTTGAAAGAATCAACTAAGTGTTCGAAAACCTCTTGATTAGCTGCCCCCTCTTGAATCTTTTTGACGTTCTGAGAAAACTCATTAAAGAATATAGCAAGCTTAACTCTATCGAAATCCGAATAGTTAAAATC